TCGTCCTCTGTATATGCCATCGTTAGCTCCAAGCCGTTAGTATTTGGATAGTAAAATCAGCCGTAAGTAAATCCCCGCTTTGCACACTTAACACACTAGGCGCACTTAAGGCGCTTACATTAAATACCAGCGCCGAGGCCGAGAGCAAAATAAATACTGCTACCGCTAGGGTTTCTATTCCGTTTAAGTTGCCTTTATTGTCTAGCATCGGCACAGTCATAATAATCTTAAAGTTAGCCATTGGCGCGATACTTGCATAGCTGTTATTGCTTGGGCTGATATAAGGATCGTTTGGGGCAACGATCACCGAGTTAGCTGTAATAGTGGGAGGCGGAAAATCGTATGTATTCCATACGCTCGGATTAGATAAGACCGCTGCTATATCGGCCCTAAGTGTTGTAATCGGGGCAGCCATTAGCCCACCATCGAAGCCGGGTTTTGATACCCTGAAATTAGCCCGCGTATTTTGCCGATCATTGAGTTACCCATACGGTAAGGGCTAGGGCTAAATCCATCTATGCTAACTCCGCCAGTTTGCGAGACTTGCCGGGCTTGGAATATATCTACCGCTAAGATCATAGAGGCCTCTCTTATAGCCGGGGTATTAGCGTAGGCAGTAGTTTTAGTATCTGCCCCTATTACCTGACCGTATGGAAGTACCCTAGTAAAGTTTAGATCCGCGTTAGTTTTTGCGTACTGTATAAAGCTAAATCCGTTCGGATAATAAGAGCTAAATCCTGCGAAGTTAATTAGCGGAAAGAGTGCAGCCGATCCAGCCGTAAAAGGTATCGTCCCGGTAATGGTGTGCGTACCGTTGTAGACCGATCCCGAGCCACTTACGGTAACTATTTGCCCGGTGCTATAAACAGCCGGATTAGAAATCATAATAGTAGCTATATTATTTTGCAGGGTAGTACCTACTACTGGCGCCGTGTCAAACCATAAAAACTGGTTAATTAAATCCTGCGCTGACTGGCAAACAGTCTCCACGACATCGGAGGAGTAAAGGTTTTCAATGCCAAGATTTAGCCGTAGCTCGGCTTCGGTAACGTATGTCGCTGGCATTTTTTACTCCTTTACTTTGTCTTAGGTAGGTCAGGCTAAAAGGGCTACTCAAAGCCTGACCCACTACTAGGTATTACTTAGGTTAGGTTAAAGCGGACTAGGCCCTTTGGCATTTTTACAATAGTTGCCATAAAGCCATAGATCGCGATCTGTACCTGTAGGTTTGAGACAACATTTACAGACATATAGGCCTCCGGTGAGCGATATACGGTCATCGCTTCAGGTGCAACAATAAAGGCGGAATCATCGATAGTTGTACCGACCATTTGATGATCGACGTATAGATCAAGGCCGAGTACGTTACCCCGGATGCTTGTAGGTGTTGATAGACCGCCTGCGTTCATAGGAGCGCTAGCGTTATAAATAGGGCGGCCGGTTGAGTCGGTGCTGCCCATTAGTAAGCTCCATTGTGATGGACCGGCTACATAGTTGCGAGCAAAATAGCTCGTATTTTTGTAGATATTGGCAGACTCTGTAGAGACATAGCTAATAATACCCGCGCTCGTTGCAGCTACGCCAGTACCTTGTACGCCACCGGCTACGACGTCTGCAATTACGGCAGCATCGGTAGATAGTGAGTATGCCCGCTGAAGTTGGTTAGTAAGTTCAGCATAAAAATTAGGATCTTGCGTGCGTTCTAAAAGCTCAACGCTGAGAGTATTCATACCGGCATATTTCTTTACAGTACCTGTTAGATATTCTGTAACCATACCTGTATTTTGTACGGCTCCAGCTTCCGCCTCTACTGTAACTACCGGAGCTGTACCGTTCCCGCCGCCAGCACTTGTAACGAGTGAGGGCACTTGGATCGTGTTACCAGTTGGAGGCAAAACGCCCGAGCTAAGTGCGTTAATCATAGGCGTATCAAAATTAGTGTTTGATACAAAACCTGATAGGTACTGAGTTGGGTTGAACGCTGGGTTAGTAGCAAAACTATCATCGGCTGCAGTTACATAAAGCTTTGACTCATCGCTACCCATAGCAGCTTTAATTTTGTGCTCTGTGTAAGTAGCCATCGACGTAATCGGTGAGCGTAGACGTTGTGAGTCTAAGACGGATGGACGGATAATCTTTCGAGCAGCTTCGACTTTATCAGCCTCGGCCGGTACATCTACCGGACTTTCATCCGGTGTATTTTCTGGGGCTGTAGTCACAGCTTCCTCGCTTTCGGTTTCGGTTTCTACCATCTCCGTGTGGATGATCGTAGTTTTAGTGCTAGTCGCCGCTTCGAGTTGTGCTCGAGCTGCGGCAATATCTGATACGGATGCGCTAGCAAAAGCGGCAGACTCAACGAGTGATACCTCTTTAAGGACCGCAGCCGTTACCAGCAGATAGTCACCCATCGGCTTTGAGGCTGACACATCAACCCCAACGGATAAGCCACTAACTAGGTTCTCCTGCGCAAGAAGCAAGGCATCTCGTCCCCTAGTGCTACCTGATACCTTGAAAGATCCGTAAACGCCATTGTCATCATCTGTAAAACTTATTGCTCGGCCGACTGGCATATCTTGCTGATGCTGACTAAGTAATTTAATTTTTGTAGCATCGGCAATAGCAATAGATCCGCGCTCAAACATTACAGCGCCCGCGCTAGTAAAACCTACTTGCCCATAAGGTGCGACCATCCCGGAAATAATCCCGCTCTCTTTGTCAGCTGCCTGTATTTCTTGCTTAAACGTTAATAACATCGTTAGCTCCCATCGGTGTAAGTGCTTCCATCGCTCTAGCAGTATTTATATCTATTAGTTCAAGTCTTAACATTTGCTCTATTACATCAAGGCGAGCTTTAGTATCGCTGCGTAAAAACGTATCATCTACGGCAAAAATAACTTTATTCTGGCTATTTGTAATATCGTTCATTGATAGGCGATCAGATATCGCGCTAACGTATGGCTGCAAAGAGTAGGCAAAAAACTCTTTACGTCCCTCTAATATATTTTGATACGTCATAGAGTTATTCATATCGCTGCTAATTAAATATGCCGGTACGTTCATAGCCCGCGCTATTTCGGTACTTAAATACTGGCTACTTTCGTTATAGGTCATATCTTTTGGAGAAAAAGAAGTAGGTACATACTCAAGAGTGGAAGTTAAATAAGCGGTAGATCTATTAGCTCTTGCACTCTTAAAGGCTGAAAGTAATCCCTGTATTTGTGCCTCTGGTAAATCCGCGCCGTTATTTTTTAATACGCCAGTTGGCATAGGAGTAGCTGCCGATACTTTCGCAGCTTGTTGTATGTCGAAGGCTGCGCGAATTGTTGATCCCGCAGTTTGTAATACACCGGGTAGCAAAGATTGAAAAGTAACGAGCGAACCTATGCCGCCCGCTGGTGTAATAATTCCATCAACAAAATAATCTTTTACCTCTGTACCGTATTGATTAGTAGTAAAGGTAACGCGAGTATTAGCAACCCACTCAAAGCCAGATGGCCTGCCATCATCTGCATAGAGTGAAGTCACTCGCCAATAAGCAACGGCGTAAAAGATAAGTGCATCAACAGTAGAGGCAATAGTTACCGATCTTGGCTGCCTAATATCGGGTTGATCTAGCCATACTGGGTTAGTTAATTTTTTTCCTGTTGTCTTATTAAATAAAGCTAAATCAATACTAGATATTGTGCCAGCGATTAAGTTGCGACAACGAGATACGGATGCGACTTGCAGCGCATAGTTTCGATCTACTCCGCCAAAGTTTCCAAGCATTGAGCCAGTATTAAAATTACCGTAGCCATAATTTGTATCCATTATCGCCGGGGCAGCCTGAGCCTCTACTTTAGGTGTAGACCTAAGCCCAAGTGTTTGCAGTAATCCCATACACACATAGTAGCAATATGTCTAGTAATTAAACACATAAAAGGCAAGTGTCTAAATGTATACTTTAGCCTCTGCCATTGGCTGGCTAAGCATATGTACGATCATCGAAAGACCAATAGCAATATCTACGGGCCCGGCGGACTTTCGCCGAACAATACGCCACGAAGCATCGGACTCTTTAGCCGCACAATTTGCCATATGATCTATTAGCTCTTGTTGGCCGCTATGAACCAGGCGCTTATTTGCCAAAGCTTCGTGCAAATCCCCGGATGCTTGGTAGCCTTTTTGCCCTGATATATCGTTAATCCTAATACCGTTAATCTCTAACCTTTTAGCTATTGAGGCAGTCGTGTACTTGTCGTAGCAGACCATACGCGGAAAATAATCCTTACACCATTTGGCAATATGGTCAGCCATAAAGAGCTCATCAATAGCTACATCACTATGGAAAGTCTCAAGGACTGCTACGCCGATCTTTCCATCCGGCAAGACTTGCCCCATAACTAAAGAGCCATCTCGTTTACTAGGTGAGCAGTCAAAGGCAAATATTGTAAGAGGTCCCGGGCTAAGTTTTAGATCCTTATCGCCTGCATCCTCTACCGACATATGCGGCCAAGGGCTCTGGCTACTGGCGATCCATTGGCATAAGAGCTCCGTTTTAGTTGTCTCTACAGGTTGGGTAGCTACCGCCTCTTCTAGTGCAGCTTCCGTAACGGTATAACCTAGCGCAGGATTAGCCATAGCCCAAGCGCTGCGATCATCTATGCGAGAAAATTGCGGAGCGCTGTACTCGTAAAATCCAAGTGAGGCAGGCGGAAAAGATAGGCAGCGCTCGCGTAATTCATTTAAAACTGTACTAAAACTGTCTCCGGCGTTTGTAGTAAGCAAGGTTTGCGCGTTAGCTTTGGCGCGAGTGGTAGGAGTAGCAGCTCTAAAACCCTCCTCACTAATCTCCCGGATCTCATCTATATATAGAAAACTAGCTGTACGGCCTCGGCTACCATCACGAGTAGCAGCTACGATATCCATCCGATTACCGTTCTTTAGCTCTATAGACTCCGTGCCATTAGCAAAGCGGATCTGTTTTACTTGCTTACTTAGCACCGGGCTACCCTCTATCGCTTGAGTAACCTCTCTAAAAGTATCTAATGCCATAGCGCGATTAGAGCTCATTACTAAGATGCGCGGCGAGTCAAATAGAAACATATGCCCAAGCATCATCATCCTTGCAAGGTGAGTTTTACCAGACTGCCTAGCTGTTAGCACTAGCGAAGTCTTACGGATAAACATATCCGCCTCGTCTATCTGGCACATATCGTTAATTACAAAAGCCTGCCAAGGTAGCAAGGGCAGGTTAATACTCTCGGCTAACTCTGCGATCTCTTGGCCCCTACTTCGCCCAGTTAAGTAAGGGCTATGTAATCGAGGCTGGGTAGCCCCCAAGCGAAGCGGTTTAGTTTTGGTCATATCCCTATCAAGCCTGCCTAGATTGGCCCTCACAGGGCCCGGCAAGGACTGTGCTGGTGGTTTTTGGGGAGAAATTGCTCGG